GGTGCACAAAGCTACGGATCACCCTTCGACAGCTTGATGCCCTGGTCCGGAATGGAAAAAGAAGAACGTACCGGCGGAACGATGGTCAAGATCCCTAAGTTCTGGTATAAGATCACCCAGACCGGTAACGGATTAAAGGTTCAGATAGCAGACGGAGAAGCAGACGGCTTTAAGGTTTCACCTGCTCATATGGACAGAGGCGATGGAAAAGGCGAGCGCGACTATGTTTATATAGGTCGTTATCATTGCGGGGCTACCGCATGTAAATCGGCTTCCGGGCAAAAACCCAAAGCAAACATCACTAGATCAAACGCAAGAACTACCATCCATAACCTGGGTGCCAACATATGGCAGGCAGACTTTGCACTCCGCTTTACCATATGGCTCCTCTACATAGTGGAGTTTGCTGACTGGAACTCACAGGCAAAAATAGGATACGGGTGCGGCAATAACTCAGCCACTCAGAACATGGGTTATACAGACTCCATGCCTTACCATACAGGAACGACACAGACATCACGTACCACCTATGGGTTAGGCACGCAGTACCGCTATATCGAGGGTTTGTGGGATAACGTATATGACTGGTGCGACGGAGGATATTATAACTCTAACGGCTTAAACCTGATCCTTAACCCTGCATCCTACTCGGATTCATCAGGCGGCACCTCAGTCGGCACGCCGTCAAGCGGATATCCGTCGAAGTTTACCCTTAAGGATGTATCAGGTACCTTCCAGATGTTTATCCCGACTGAAGCATCAGGCAGTGATGCAACATATTCGTGCGATAACTGGGGCTTCAGCTCGTCGAGCCCGTGTCTCTTCGTCGGCGGTGACTATAACCAGAGCCTGAACCACGGGCTGTTCTTCGTTAGCTACGCCAGTACATCGATCTCGGTCGCTGACCGCGGCTGTCGCCTCCAGGAACTCCCTTAAGGGGGAGTTTGAGGGGGTCTGCCCCTTCAAGAGTAGATATATAAAAACGGGGTCTCCTGTGCAGCCGTTAGGCATTCGTGCGATAACTGGAACTTCAACTCGTCGAACCCGTGTCTCTACGTCGGCGGTAACTATAACCAGAACCTGAACCACGGGCTGTTCTACGTTAACTACACCAGTACATCGAACTCGAACGCTAACCACGGCTGTCGCCATTTTAGTGATGCTAAAAGTAAATCTCCGGCACAGGATTCCGCGCACCACTTGGTGAAGATAAGCATTAAGGGAACGGGCAAGTACTCTCAAAAGAGCGAAGGAAAGTCTGTACAGCTAAAAGGAGGATATTCCCTTTGAAACGGGTAAATCACCTGTTTGAAAAACTCATATCAGATGAGAATTTAAAAAATGCTATTGAAGAGGTAAACCGTACACATCACTGGAAACCCGGGCATAAACCCAACAAGACCACCGTATGGGTAGAGCTTACCAAAGAAGAACGCATAAAGGATCTGCAAAAGATCATCGAGGACGGATTCATTCAGAAGAAGCCTCATATAGTGGAACGCTACGATGAAAGTGCCCGGAAGATGCGCACTATATCAGAACCCATACAGTGGCCGGATCAGTATGTGCACCATGCTCTCATCCAGGTGATCCAGCCCGTGATGATGAGAGGGATGTACAGATACTGCTGCGGATCCATAAAAGGACGGGGCACACACTACGCAAAGAAGGTCATAGAAGGCTGGATGAAGGATGAGAAGAGTACAAGATACTGCTTCTCATGTGACATAAGACACTTCTATGATTCATTAAGCCCTGATGTGGTCATGGACAGGATGAGATCACTCATAAAGGACAGACGTATTTTGGATCTCATATCAAGGATCACCGAAGACGGCATAAAGATAGGTGCCTATCCTTCGCAGTGGTTCGCAAACACCACTCTACAGCCTTTAGATGAGATGATCATCCAGAGCAACCTCTGTACCCATTACGTCAGATATATGGACAACATGACCATATTCGGATCCAATAAGCGCCACTTAAGGAGGTTAAAGGATCTGGTCGAAGCATGGCTAAGCGCCCATGACCTTGAACTTAAAGGAGACTGGCAGATCTATCCGGTAGTAAGCGCTAAGTTTCCTAAAGGCAGGCTTCCGGATGCCGTAGGCTACAGATACGGGAGAGGATACACACTCCCGCGTAAACATAACTACCTTCGGATCAAAAGAGGCTTTGCACGCTACAGGAAAAAGATCAGGGAACATAAAAGGATCCCACCGAGAATGGCTGAAAGCATCATGTCAAGGTTAGGACAGCTTAAACACTGCAATAACGTAAATATCTACAGAGGACTATTCAGGTATGAGAAGATCCAGAGAAAGCTAAAAACGATAATCAGAACAAAAAGAAAGGAGCTGATGACATGGAGTACAGTTTTGGAACAGGTGACCATCACGGTCTGATAGTTGAGGTCCTAAAGACCAAAGGCGACCATCACACTGATTTTACAGGCCAGATGCAGACCGTGCGCATCTATGATGATGCAAAGATCTATGATTCTTTCATAGTGGTCAGAAAATACCAGTCAAAGAGGGACGAAGAAGGGAACTGCTACGACTGGTATGAGATACGCGATCACTATCGCTACATCGACCGGTATGATCAGAACATCACCAAGGTTGAGGAACGTATCGATGGAGAGATCCTTGACACCAACACAGGACTCATGGAGACCTACGACCTTGCAGCAGGTAACGCTGATGACATATCAGACTGCCGCACGGCCTTAGAAGAGATCTATGAGATGATCTTAAGCGAAGAATAAGGAGGATAACTATGGCAAAGATCTTTGCAACAAGCTGCGAAAAAGACGGAAAAAACTTCAATACCGTACCCAACAGGATAAAAGACCAGGTACGCGCGATCATCGAAGCTGACGGATATACTATAAATCCCGACGGTACCGTGACGAAAGAGGACTAAAGATGGACAAGGCTGAAATCTATACCTTTGATCCTGAGTCCTTAAGGTATAAATCAGTGTCTCAGATATGTGATATCGTCGAAGGGCTCATTGCCATCATACGCGACCAGGATCAGACGATACAGTTACAGTCTGAGATAATCGAGTCATTGGAAAAAGACAGACAAGGAGAGTAAAAATGGACACACTTCACAGAGTGCTCACATGGGCGAATATCATAGGAGTACCGGCACTTTTTACCATAACCGTATGGTTCGGGAAAAAGGTGATACTGTTCGGCAGGCAGATGAAGATCTTGATGAATGCACAGCAAAAACAGATGCGCAGGGAGCTGACCATGGACTTTCACATGTACATGGAACGCGGATACATAGAAGATGACGAGCTGGACTTATGGGAGGCGGGATACCAGGCATATCACGAACTTGGCCAGAACGGCATAATGGATAACCGCAGAAACAAGCTCATAGAACTCAATGCATCAGGAAAGAAG